AGAGTTTCTTCTGTGTTACTCGCTTCCATCGCCAGATATCTTTCCATTCAGATCGGGTGATGGTGCGAGGAAAGGCTTCGGGATTGAAGATAAGTTGAATCATGCGCCCCTCTTTACAGTTTCATCTTTCTTCCGCATATGTTTCCAACTTCCTTCATCGGAATAGATCGATCCGAGATAGCCTAAGCCTTTTAGGGCCTCTGGCTGGAGGGCGTGTTGGAGTAGCATTGTATCCTGCCGGGCCCCATACGTTGCAATTCCATACGCTCGCCAGAGGAAAGCAATGTCGTACATTCCATTTTGGAAAAGCTTGGGGATGCTAGCATCTGCAAGAACTCGTCTGATAAGGGTCCAGCATTTACTCTCAGCATTTCGAGTCGGCCAATAATTTCCATCCTTTGCTCGCCAGTCATCGAATGGAATAACAATTGCAGATCCTGCGCTGGGAGCGAATCCAATGCAAGTAATGCGTGTGCCGCTTGTCTCAATATCAACAGATAGAAGGTCACATCCGTTGATGTAGGTTTCGATATATCGCTCGACATCATCGAGGGTTGGTTCGATCCAGATTTCCCGTTCAGGTCGGATGATTTTGTCACTGAAAGACTCCCGTTTGGCTTTCATCAAATCGGCGATGGTGGTTGGTCTTAGCTCCCATTGGCGAAGTACAGCAGAAGGGTGATAAGTAGGAAGCAGCTTAAAGTCGAGTACAGTATGGGTCGAGTATAGTGTAGTTCCCCGTAGTTTTGATATTCCTGTCTTGCCTGCCAAAGCCCATAGAGCAGTGTTACCAAGGCAGATGACCAGATTAGGGTCAAGGTCCATGACATCATTTGCGAGCCTGTCGAGTTGGGATTGGTAAAGGGTGGAGACGTATTTGGATTTCACCAGCGCTGGGTAGCCGGGGATGGCTTCGGCCTTGGGTCCACAGAAGTGTTCGATGTCGTTGCGAGCAGGGTGGAGGTTGAATACATTGGTGCAGCGGACTTCGGGGTGCATCTTCCAGATGGCTTGGAGAAGTTTGGGATCGTTGCGCTTGTAGTAGTTGCGGATATATTCGTTGTCAATGGAGGTGAGGGTGATGATTGAGGCTTCGTTCAGGATTCGGAGGAGTTCAACGCCAGAGGCTCCGACAAAGGGGAAGTTGAGTTTGGTCTCGGCATCGCCGTAGGCTTCACCGACGATTAGGATTGGTTTTATTCTATTCTCCACACCCATACCCCCGATTGGTTTTCATGGTTACCATTGCGGCAAGTAAACCTCGCTCTGTTGCGTTTGGAATAAGCAGAAATTACTGGGCTGAGTTTTTTGGAAGTTTTGTTGGGGACGAAGATACTGTCCCCAACATTCATTCTGTTTAGGGGATATTTTCGCCATCCGTGATCTGGCATTGGGATGCCTGAATGGATTTGGAAGGTCATTTGCTGCAACGATCCGCTACGAGTTTGGCATACCCGGCGATGTCATCCCAATGATCGCGGAAGTCTGGGTCACCGGCGAGGATGCGACCGATCTTGTGGGCGATCATATCAAGGGATTCGCGCATAGATTGGTTGTGTTTGTCGTTGATGTAAGCATTGATGATGGCTTTAAGCCGCTGAGTTGATGCAGCATGGACAGAAAAGTCGCCATGGGTCTTGCCGCGTTCGCTGAGGAGGGCTTGTGTGTCGGTCATTTGGTTCTCCGTAGAGGTGGGGAGAGGCTGTTAACCCCTCCCCGGTTGTGTTAGTCCGCCTTCAACGTGCGCTTGATCTCAGCGTACACCGCGGAGCCATCTTCCGACATGCGGTGTCCGACGAGAACGCGAACCTCGGCGTTGACGATATCATCATTCCGCTGGCGCCGTGAGGCCGGGGAGGTGATGTCGACCCCGCAATGTTCGTGGAACTCATCGAGGCGGTAGGCTGCGTCTTCGGTCAGGTAGTAAGTCGCGCGGAGGGTTTTGTTCTCGAACCCGCCGAGTTCCTCAAGTTCCTGCTCGTCGACGTCACCTTCCGCACCGATTGGCCGGAGGGTGAACTGGACGAAGGGCGTGCCTTTCTTCGAGGATTTGTCGTAGGTGGGTTGGCCTTGGATCACGCAGAGGTAGGTACCGACCGGGAGCGGTTTCGGGCGTTCGATCTCTGTCGGGGCTTCATCGAGGATGGATGCGAAATTAGGGGAGTTCATTTTGTGTCTCCGGGAATGTTGGACTGGAAGGTGGAAATGATCTTGGCGATCATGGTATCGAGGGTGTGGATGCTGGTGATGATCTCCTTGCTGGGGGTGGTGATTTGCTGCAATGACATCCGAAGGTGGATAATGTCAGGCAGGGTGAGGGTTTGCACGCCGCTGGGTGCGGGTGGGAAGGGGGAACCGTTCATTTTCTTGGTTCTCCATCTGCCGTACGGGTGATTGCAACATTCGTCCACATCGCACATTCGCGAAGCTTACGGATGATGTAGGTTTTGTCTGCACCGTTAGGCAAAGTATCATCAATCATTGAGACAAAGTCTGCATAAGCTCGCCTCATAGTAGCCATGCTTTCAATTTGTTCATCGGTGGGTTTCAGATATTCAAAGGTTGTTTCGTGGAGCATTATACTTTCCTCAATGCTACTTTGGGCTTGGGAGCTTCCACCGGGCCGGATCGGAGGGTTTCGAAGAAGTCCGCAAGCCCGGTTTCGATCGGGAGGGATTCTGCCATTGCAAATGGTGCTGGGTTGGCGAGATCCATCATGGGGGTTGATGCTGTTTGGATCGTGCGTTTGCCTCCTTTGTTGCGGTAAAGTACAACCGATGGGAAGTATTGGGGGATCTTTGGCGAGAGCTTCTGACCGACGCCTTGAGGGAATCCCTTGGTGGTTCCATCGGGTTGATCTTGGTAAGTGACATGGGCGATGACGATGACGTTCGTTTTCATGCCCTTGGATGTGAGCATTGCGATGAACTTTTCGACATCGTCTTGAGCGTTGCCATAGACCGCGCGTTGGTCGGCTTCACCGGAGCGGCCTTTGGGGATGATGACTTCGTGGAAATCATACGCAGCGTCGCAGAGGCGGGAGAGGGAGTCGATGACGAGGATAGTGTCAGGGCCCCAATCCGCCGGCTTGCCCCAGTTGACTTCGTTGCCTTCGTCGTCGGTGTACTTCCACTCGTCGCACATTTTGATCGCATCGACCCACGCGCGCGGTTTGCCGTCAAGGACTGCTCCCGCGGTTCCGGCTTTGTACTTATCGCGGAGGGTGCGGAACTCCACATTGTTGATCTTGTTAGGGCATTGGGCTTGGATCATGTATTTCAGGACATCGAGAAGGTTGTCGAAGTCCAGGATGCGGAGTTTGTATCCGGCTTTGACCAAGGATACAAGGGATCCGGTCTTGCCCGATTTGGCATCGCCAACCAACAAGAGCTTGGTGTAGTTGTTGGACTGGTGTTGATCAAGGCTTGGCATTGTTAACCCTTTCAAAGGTTATGGTTACATCATCCCCAACCTGCCACGGCGGCTTGGTGTCGAACAGATGCAGGGACTCGGAGGAACCCTCGAATTGGATATACCAGCCGAGGGAGAGGCGATCGTATGTGGTCTGGCCCTGTTCATCATGCCGCCAGTTGAATTGATGGAACTTCTCCTCGATCTTCTCGATCTTGGTTTTTAGCGTGACCTTAACGGGTTCCATCTATCCTCCGGGGCGGCTTGGGTGAAGTCTGTTTTCAGAAACATTTCCCTGACGGTGGGCGATTTGGAACATATCCCGCGGAACTTACATCCGCCGAACTTGTCGCAGGCGGTGTCGTTCATTGGCCAGTAGTTCATCTTGGCGTAGTTCTCGGCGTTGACCAGCCACATTGTCAAGTCATCGAGCCACTCTGTGAGTTGGTCCTCGGTTCGAAAGGTGAAACCGCGGACGAAGGTGTTGGGTTTCTCCAACATGATCTGGGCAGCGGAGATACAAACGCCTTTGATCGGGGTGTCGAGGATGACCTTACCGGCGAGGGTGTAGAGGGTCATTTGGTTGTTGGGTTCGTACTGGTTGAAGTAGTACGGGCCGGGGGTTGTGGTGGTGGTTTTGTGGTCCATGACTAGGAGTTGGTCGTTGAAGGAGACGACTTTGTCCATGTGGCCG